ACCCCCTACCCCCTACCCTATATCCCTATATCCCTATATCCCTATATCCCTATATCCCTATATCCCTATATCCCTATATCCCTATATCCCTATATCCCTATATCCCTATGGCTATCTATATAGTATATACATTAATCCTTGATAGATTCAGGTAAAGGTATATCAACCCCATCTTGAATAGCAGCCATTAGCCAAACAAGTTTGGCTTCATTAATCATATATAAAGCATTGGAGAGATTAGAAGCAACAGACATACAACCTTGAAGTTCTTTAATTTTAATAAAGAGAGAGTGAGAATGTTTATCGTAAGAGATAACAATAGTATAAGGTAGAGACAAGTAGTAATGAATAGACATATGAATTCTTTATAATCTATTTGTCTTTGATATTGACAAAGACAAAGACTTATACTTATACATAGAACAAGACCAAACCCAAGACCAAACCCAAGACCTAGATTTAGATTTTGTATTGTTAATTAGAAATATCATTTTCTATTTGTCCTTGACCTAGACCAAGACCTATACCTAGACCTAGACCAAGACCAAGCCCAAGATCCAGACATAGTCCTAGACCTAGACCTAGTCCTCGAACTAGAACAATACATACAGTTTTTATTGTTAATTAGAAATATCATTTTCTATTTGTCCTTGACATAGACCTAGACCCTGACTTAGTTCTAGACTCAGACCTAGTCCTAGTCCTAGACATAGACCAAGACCAAGACATAGACATAGACCTAGACCTAGACCAAGACCCAGCCCAAGACCCAGCCCAAGACCCTGACCCTGACCAAGATCCAGACTTAGTTATAGTTCTAGCCCTAGTCATAGACCTAGTCCTAGAACTAGACCTAGAACTAGACCCAGAACTAGAACTAGAACCAGACATACTATTTTTATTGTTAATTAATATCATTTCCTATTTTCCTAGACAAAGACTTATACATAGATCTAGACCAAACCCAAGACAAAGATTTAGATTTTGTATTGTTAATTAATAATATCATTTTATATTTGTCCTTGACATAGACTTAGACTCAGTCCTAGTCCTAGTCCTAGTCCTAGACATAGACCAAGAAGACCAACAAGACCCTAACATCGACCTCGAACCAGACCCAGACCCTGACCAAAACCTAGACCCTGACCCTGACCTAGACTCAGACCAAGACCTAGACCCAGATCCAGAACTAGACATACTGTTTTTATTGCTAATTAGAAATATCATTTTATATTTTTCCTTGACCAAACCCAAGACATAGACCTATACCTCGACCCAGAACTAGAACTAGAACTAGAACTAGACATACTATTTTTAATTAGAAATATCATTTTATATTTTTCCTTGACCCAGACTCAGACCTAGTCCTAGACTCAGTCCTTGACCTAGACCAAGACCAAGACCTAGACCTAGACTTAGTCCTAGACTCAGTCCTTGACCTAGACCAAGACCAAGACCTAGACCTAGACTTAGTCCTAGACTCAGACCTAGAACTAGACCAAGACCTTGAACAAGACCTAGAACAAGACATACTGTTTTTATTGTTAATTAATAATATCATTTTATATTTGTCCTTGACATAGACCTAGACCAAGACATACTGTTTTTATTGCTAATTAGAAATATCATTTTATATTTTTCCTTGACCCAGACTCAGACCTAGTCCTATACCAAGATATAGACATAGACCAAGATATCGACCAAGACCTAGACTTAGTCCTAGACTCAGACCTAGACTTCGGCCCAGAACCAGAACAAGAACAAGACATACTATTTTTATTGCTAATTAATAATATCATTTCCTATTTTTCCTTGACATAGACCAAGACCAACAAGACCCTGACCTTGATCTTGACCTAGTTCTTGACCAAGACCAACAAGACCCAGACCTAGACCAAGACATACTGTTTTTATTGCTAATTAATAATATCATTTTATATTTTCCATTGACATAGACCAACAAGACCTCGATCCTGACCAAGACCCTAACATCGACCTCGAACCAGACCAAGACCAAGAACAAGACCAAGATCCAGACATAGAAGACATAGACCCAGCCCCAGACCAAGATCCAGACATAGACAAAGTCCTAGACCTAGACATAGACATAGTCCTAGTCCTCGAACTAGAACAAGAACAAGACATACTGTTTTTATTGCTAATTAATAATATCATTTTATATTTTTTCTTGACATAGACCCAGACCAAGACCAAGACCCAGACCCAGACCTAGACCCAGACCTCGATCCTAACCAAGACCTTGACATAGACCAAGACATAGACCTATACCTCGACCCAGAACTAGAACTAGACATACTATTTTTATTGCTAATTAATAATATCATTTTATATTTGTCCTAGACCAAGATCCAGAACTAGACAAAGTCCTAGACCTAGACAAAGTCCTATACCTAGACATAGTCCTAGACCAAGACCAAGACCAAGACCCTAACATCGACCTAGACCCTGACCAAGACCAAGAAGACCAACAAGACCAAGACCCAGACCTCGATCCTGACCAAGACCCAGACCTCGATCCTGACCAAGACCTTGACACAGACCAAGACTTAGACTTAGTCCAAGATCCAGAACTAGACATACTATTTTTATTGCTAATTAGAAATATCATTTTCTATTTGTCCTAGACTTAGACCTAGTCCTAGTCCTAGACCAAGATATAGACCCTAACATCGACCTAGACCTTGACCAAGAACAAGACCAAGACCAAGATCCAAACCTAGACCCAGACCTCGATCCTAACCAAGACCCAGACCTCGATCCTAACCAAGACCTTGACATAGACCCAGACTTAGACCCAGACTTAGACATCGTCCCAGAACCAGAACCAGAACTAGACATACTATTTTTAATTAGAAATATCATTTTATATTTTTCCTTGACCTAGACCAAGACCTAGACCAAGATTCAGAACTAGACATAGTCCTTGACATAGCCCTTGACCTAGTCCTAGTCCTAGACCTAGACATCGTCCCAGAACCAGAACTAGACATACTATTTTTATTGCTAATTAATATCATTTTATATTTGTCTTTGTCTTTGACAAAGTCCTAGACCAAGACATAGTCCTAGACCAAGACCTCGAACAAGACCAAGACCAAGACATAGTCCTAGACCTAGTCCTTGACATAGACCAAGAAGACCAACAAGACCAAGACCCTGACCAAGACATACTATTTTTATTGCTAATTAATATCATTTTATATTTTTCCTTGACACAGACATAGACCCAGACCAAGATCTAGTCCTAGACATAGCCCTTAACCTAGACCTAGAACAAGACATACTGTTTGTATTGCTAATTAATAATATCATTTTATATTTTTCCTTTTATTGCTAATTAATATATTATCAGTATAATATATTTTTATATGTTTGTCAATTTATTTTTATATTTTATATACTTTTCTATTCTATATTTTATATGTTTGAATACAGAACGGTTTCATATCAAACAACAAAAGAGCACAAAAGAGCACAAAAGAGCACAAGTATGAAATGGGTAAAAATGATAAAAAAGTAATAAATAATGGTAAAATATAATAATAGTGATAGAAAAGAAGAGAAGAGAGGTAAATAAAAAAGTGAAGATATAAGGAGAAGAAAACAAGATATAAGGAGAGATAAGGTAGTAATAGTAATATAAAAGGATATGATAATTAAGTATAAGGGGAAGAAAAGCTCCTGAGAGGATTTCAGGAGCACATAAAATATAAAAGGCAAGGTAAGGTATGAATAGAAGGAGAAGATATGTTAGAGGGTATTAAATGGTGTTCCAAGGAACAACACCATAGACCATAACCTGATGGAATTTAGAAGTTTCAGGATAAGTAATAGGAGTAATATCAGGACAAGGTACAAGGTTAATATTACAATGATCTTTACAGCAGGAAAATTCTTCACATCTAAATTGAGCGAATTTTTTAATCCAGATATTATCAAGGGAATCTTGGTTAGAATTTCTAAGTAAGTTACCAAAGGTAAGAGGTTTAATATCAGTCCAAGCTTTCATAGAGAGACAAGGGATGACATCACCATTAGCAAGGATACCGAGCGAATTCAAACCAGCAGAGCAAGAGATATTAGGATTGATATTATCACCAGCAATGATATTAGCATTAGAGTTTTTAATAAGTTGATGCAAGTAATTAATAGCAGCCTGTGAAGAGTAGATTTCGCTAGGGTTTTTATCTTTGAACATAGTGTATTGGATTTGCCAATACAGACCTTGATTAATGACGAAATCTTGAATTTCATTAAAGAGGAAGATATTATTAATATTGAAGTTAGAAATGATAGTACATTTAAGTAAATCATTCCAAGAGAGGACTTCAATTAGTTCTTCTTTAGAATTAACAGAGACACCGATAGAATCATACATAGAGAGTTTGGTATCAGTTTCGATATCATTTTTTCTATTAAAAGGGTTAATGATAATATGGCATTTAACATTAACAGATTTCAATTTATTAATAAGGTATTCGTGATCATTGAGAGAAATGAGTAGAGGGTTTCCCCCGGAGACATTAATAATATCAGGAGGGTATTGAGCGATTTGGTCAATAATAGTTTTAATATTATCGGAATCGATAGGAGTTTTATTGATATCATCTTTAGATCCACAGTAAGAGCAATTTTGGTTGCAGTTATCTGTAATTTCATAAATTATTTCTTTAAGGTTAATATGAGGTTTTTGCATAATTAATCTCCAATATAATCTGACACAATATCATTAACAAATTTTTGAGCTTTTTTATCTTTCCAGAATAATTTAACTTCATTGATCATTTCAGGACGAGATTTAATTTGTTCTTCTGGTGGTGTATTTTTAATTAAAATATCAACAAATTTTGATATTTTTTTAATAGTAGAACCTCTCATACATTTTCCTTTTCTAGTAATTTTCTTTCGGCTACTAAATCTCTATTTAGAGCTTTATCATTAGAGAATTTTTCAGGATATCTTAGTTTTAGTTTATCGATATTCATAGTCATAATTTCATTCATAGTAACTTTGAGAACATCGATAGCGATAGCTACATACCATAAGCTATCACCTAATTCTTCACAAGCATTAGGATAGTCAATAGGTTTACCATAGAAGATATGTTTTTTAAGCATATCGACAAATTCAGCTGATTCTGTAGTTAATCCCATAGCAGCATGAAGTAGTCTGATAGTATCAGGATTCGTAAGGCGATCAATCATTTCAGTAGTAATAGGAGATTCAGTTGCGATAGCATTTTTAACATAGTATTCAGAATTCATTTTATTTCCTTTTTTATTTAGTTCCTATATTTTCAAAATAAGCAACGATATTTTTCATTTCAGATTCATCAATAAGAGCAGCGTAGTCTTTAGCAATTTGTTGAGAGCAGTGGTAGTATTCCATAAGGTATTTAATATGTTTATCTTGTTTAGATTTAGAAGCATTATATTTAATAAAGCGTTTACCAGCAGGGATACCGAAGTACATAAAATCGAAATACATTTTATTATTAATTTTAAGTTTAGACATTTCATGGGCGATTTCAGTAAAATTTTTACTACATGAAAGAGTCATATTTAAAATCCATTGATCACATGATTTCATAATTACTTCATCAGCAGGAATTTTTTTCTTTTCGAAGAAGATATTTAAGAAGTCAAATGGTTTAATAGAATTAGATTTTTTTGATAGAGTTTTAGATTTCATCGAAATTCACATTCTCGCATTAATTCTACCACACACGCACACAGAGAAATTTCAGGTGCAACTGACAGTGAAGATTCATATGAAAATCTACCGAGTATCATGATAGCAGTAGGTTTAGAGTTATCTACAAGGAATTCATCGATACGAGAATAGAATTCCATATAGAAAGTGCTAGGGTCAATATCAGTAATCATTTTACGAACGTTATTAAATTTTTTATTTTTAATTTCAATTACAAGATCATCAAACTTTGCACCATCAAGATTTCTAAAGATAGCATCAGTAATATTTCCATGCATTTTATGGAATTTTTGTAATTCATTTAAAGTTCTACGGAAGTCAGGATACATTTGTTGAACGAATTCTGCTAGAACTTTTTTATCGTAAGAAACACCTTCTTGATCAAGCACCCAACACATACGTTTGAAGTATGAGATAATAAGTTTTTTCATTTCAGATTGATTAAAGTTAAAGTCAACTAATTGGCAGCGAGATTTGATAGGGTCAATGATTTTACTCATATTATTAGTAGTTAAAATAAATCTACAATTAGCTTCTGTTTGTTCAATCAAAGCTTTCATTGCATCTTGGGCATTTGGCGATAAACGTTCGCAATTATGTGTTATAATGCCATTTTTTGTTATGAACGTATGGTTTTTGTGAACTGTCAAATTGCGAATTTTCTTAACACCGATTGATTTAATTGATTTAATTTTTACGAAATTCATTAATTATTTCCTTTTAAGTTTTTAAGTTTCATCACAGATTTATATAATTTCTCATTATTAATTACAATATCATCTTTCAACAACAAATGCAAATTATCTAATAAGTATAATTCTGTTATATATTTGTAATAGAAATTATTAGAATTACAAAAAGACAATGCTCCTATTTCTTTATCTCTAGAATTAGTTGTGTTAACGTTACATTTTGGTTTTATTTCATATAAAATATTATTATCTTCATCAACAAAATCAACGATATAATTTCTAAAAGTTTGTTTTTTGGTATCATAATATTTTATTCTTATTTTTTCATATTTTAATTTTCTATTTAAACACCAAAATAAAGATTCCCATGTTGATCTAAATTTATATTCACAACCATCAACTTTTATTCTTACTCTTGAGTTCTCCCATGAATTTGTAATACATGGTGTAAATAGACCATTGTATATTTTATCTTTAACTGTATTACTTTGTTTAAGTTTTGATTCATCCGTATGATATTCATCTGGATGATCAGACATATATTTCCCATAATGTTCTTTACAGCAAAATAAAGATTCATTTTCTGATATATGTATATTATATTTTAAACTTATTATTTCTGAACAATACTTACATCTTACAATATATTCTTCAAAATATTTTTCAAAATATTCAATATGATCTATATTATTTACATTAAGATAATTTGATAATATATTACCCCTTTTCCCATTTATTACAATATTTTTATTTGTTATAGGACATATAATTATTTTAGAATCATTTTTTTCTATACCAATTGTATTTTTCTTATCATTAAATTCATTGATGTTTTTATTATATCTACTAGATGTTGAGCAAGATTTTGAACAACATCTAGTAGATATTTTTTTAGGTTTAAATAAATTACCACAAAAACTACATTTCACTTCAAAAAATTTTCTATTTCTATTTTTAGACGCACAACTTTTTGAACAATAATTACTATTTTTATTTTTTGTATTATATTCTTTTCCACATGTTTTACATATTTTACCCATAAATAAAAAATCCTTTTATCTTTATTTATGTTTTCATGTGATTTTGTGATGTTGATGTTAGTCTGTCACATTGTAATTATTTCCATTCCTTCTTTTAAATATTCTAGTTTATCTTGTACTACATTACCGTCAACATCCATAACTAGAAATGGATGTTGACTATTCATCCTAATAATCCTTCCATCTTCTAATTCAACTTCAAACACTTCATCATATCTATCAGAAATAAGTTCACCAATATCATTTTCAGTTTCTTTAGTGTCCATATTAAAAGATATAACATTATAAGATTTACCAACTTCAAAATCTTTTAATGCAAGTGAAGTTCCATCAGAAAGTAAGATTTCTTCATTCTCTTCAAGGCATTCGTCAATAAAACAGATTTTGCCATTATCAGAGAATGAAGAAGTATTAGCGAATTGACTAACTTGATATCGAAGAGTATCAATAGAGTTATCAATTGAACCATTCAAATACAGACCATCAGCACCTAACTCTTTGATCAATGCTTGAGCAGTAGAAGTCTTTCCACGACCAGCAGAGGATGAAAACAACAGATTAGGAATGTCACCATCTTCTATGAATTTAGAAAACAGTGTTGTAATATTGTCAGGTAGGATTAAATCTTTGATTGTTTGAGGTCTATATTTTTCTACATAGAGCGTAGATTGTGATTTTATTTTTTGCATGATATTTCTCCGTAGATAAAGATAAAGTATAACTTATGTATCATATTGTATATCTTACCACAAATCTTGTTAATAGTAAAATATATATTGGTGTTCATTCAACTTACAATTTAGACGATGGGTATATTGGTTCTGGTAAAACTTTATTAAAAGCAATTAAAAAATATGGAAAAGAAATTTTAAACATCAAATACTTCATTACTGTTTTGATATACATGATGCATATGTAATTGAATCTCAAATAGTAGATGAATATTTTATAAAAAGAATTGATACATACAACATTGTACTTAGTGGTAAATTTGGAAATTTAAATAAAACATACGATGAATTATATGGTGTCGAAAAAGCAAATATAATAAAACAAAAAATTAAAAGTTCTGGAATAAATAATCCTATGTATGGTACAGATAGAGGAAAGAAATATCTTATAGTTACTCCTGATATGATTTTAATTTCATGTAAGAAACAAACTGATGCGGCTAGTATAATAAAAACAAACATCAACAGAATAGTATCACTTTCAAAAAATCTTCAAGATCATTACAATGGATATCAATTGTTTATTTACAATGATAAATCCAATATAGAAGATTTTAATATCAAACCACTCAACCAACTATCTCTTGACAATTTCAAAAAGATAAATCAAT